CTGGGTCGGGTTACTGGTTCCGCCGGCATGGCTCGGACCCCCCACCCCCTAGATTTCGGGGGTCTAGGCGCTGTCGTGTCGTGTCGTGTTGGGTTGATAAATTCATTGGAAGATATTATCGTTCGGGCATGTCCGGTGCTCTCCACACGATTCCCGATCACGATCTGCGTGAACTGTTGCTGCTAGAAGAGCAGTTAAAGAAACTTGAAACCCGCGAAGCTGCACAGACCAGCTTCATGGCGTATGTCGATCATGTGTATGATGGGTTCATTGTTGGCCGGCATCACAAAATCATTGCAGAAAAGCTCGAGCGCATAGCATCGGGTGACTTGAAGCGTTTGATAGTCAACATGCCGCCTCGTCACTCGAAGTCCGAGTTTGCTTCTTATCTTATGCCGTCCTGGTTCCTTGGCAGAAATGCAAAGTTAAAAATCATTCAGGCTACAATGAACACGGAACTTGCTGTAAGATTCGGACGTAAGGTCAGGGATCTTATTGCGGATCCGATATACCACGAGATTTTTCCAGACACTGACCTGAAACCGGACAGCCAAGCAGCAGGTCGATGGGAGACCAGCGCAGGCGGGGAATATTTTGCAGCCGGGGTGGGTGCTGCAATGACTGGTCGTGGTGCTGACCTTCTTATCATTGATGACCCGCATTCGGAGCAGGATGCTCTGTCCTCGACAGCGTATGACCACACATATGAATGGTACACATCTGGCCCTCGACAGCGTTTGCAGCCGGGTGGATCGATTATCATTGTCCAGACACGGTGGTCCAAGAAGGATCTTACGGGCAGGTTACTGCAAGCGCAGGGTAACGACACGATGTCGGACCAGTGGGAGGTGGTTGAGTTTCCGGCCATCATGCCATCGGGGGAACCGCTCTGGCCTGAATTCTGGAAAAAGGACGAGTTACTAAAAGTCAAAGCTGCACTGTCCGTGGGCAAATGGAATGCACAGTGGCAGCAAAACCCCGTGTCCGAGGAAACCGCTGTTATTAAGAGGGAGTGGTGGAACGAGTGGGAAGAAGAGGACATTCCGAATTTAGATTATGTGATTCAGTCGTATGACACGGCGTACAGTAAGAAGGAGTCGGCTGACTTTTCTGCTATTACGACGTGGGGTGTATTTGAGCCGCATGGCAACGGTGATCAGCATTTGATTCTATTAGACGCGAAACGTGGCCGTTGGAACTTTCCTGAGTTGAAGCAGATTGCACAGGAAGAGAACGAATACTGGGAACCTGACATGATGTTAATCGAGGCCAAGGCGACTGGTACACCATTGGCTGACGAGATGCGGTTACTGAATCTGCCTGTAATTACCTTTGCTCCGGGCCGCAAGAAGGGCGGGGGTGGTCTTGATAAGATGACAAGGATGCATATGGCTTCGCCCATATTCGAATCAGGAAAAGTATGGTATCCTGCCGCGCAGAAGTTCGCGGATGAGGTAATCGAGGAAGTAGCTTCGTTTCCAAATGGCGATCATGATGACTTCTGTGATAGCATGACAATGGCCTTGATGCGGTTTCGCCAAGGTGGTTTTATCAGTTTACAGGGCGAAGAGCTAGAAGACTGGCTGCCGTCCAAGAAGCGAGAGTATTACTGATGTCCAAGTTTAAGACACCCAAGGCTAGAGAGTTACGCCGCCGGCAGTTGAGCCGGTCGGGTTACGACAAGGATATGATTGACGAGATTATTGAGCTTGAGTTTGATCTCGACGGGGCGCAGGCTCCGGGTACGCCTTTGCCGGGTAAGCGTTACAACACAGGTGGTGTGGTTAAGGGGTTTAGCCCGATTGCTCGGCCACAGAAGTTTCGGGGTATTTTTTAGTGGCTGAGACAGCGGAAAAGAAAATAGAGAAGGATCTGAAGACCCTTCCGAAGTCTGTTCCGACTCCGAAGCCGCTGAACTATGTCGGCAATCCGGATGCCGAGGTCCAAGCTACACGGTTCGGGAACCTAGAGCTTCGCGCCGATTTAGAAAGCCGTTTGGCTTTGTCTCCTGTAGCTCAGTTAGGTTATGACATCATTGAGCGCGGGTTACTGGAGCCGACGGCTGGTGAGATGGGCGGGGACATTGTGCCTCGGTTTGGTGGTGGAACCAGTGTTAAGGGGCTAATGCTTCCTTCCGCAGAATTAAACCCGGCGAGGGAAGACACTCCTACGGGCCGAAGATTTTTTGATGCGGATGCATTTAAGGCTGACCCAGAGGGTTCTGGTCTTAGGTACATGGCCCGCGATCTTGACCGTTACGGCAAAGGGATTGAAAGTCTTTTGTCCTCGGACCGTGGTTCTACTGTTATTTACGACTCGGATCAGCCGAAGACAGAAATAAAAGACGGCAAGGTTGTTGATGTCCCCGGTACGATTGACAACGACTATTCTTTGAATACGTTGATGGAAGAGTTGGCGCATGTTGGTGTACGCGAGTTAGAGCGCAGGGGCATGGATGTTCGCAGTCTTCGTACAGAAGAGAATGCGATGGATATGTTGCAGGCTGAGTTAGCGCTGAGTGAGGGCATGATGCCAAAGAGCGATCAGCAGGTTAGTGACATGTCTGTAATGAAAAACAAGTATATGAGCATTCCCCGGAATGTGCTGGAAGATTACAACGAAGCGGCTTTGGCTGTGTTGGATGAACGGGGTGTTCCGCGCCGCGCTGTTCCGAAGAAGCAAGAGACGGGTATGGTAGACAGTATGTTAAACTTTTTTGGATTGAAATAAATGGCACTTCCTCCACAGATGGTTGATATGGCAATGGGCGCTGGTGGTCCGGCGGAACCTATGCCTGAAGAGATGATGGTGGAGTTACCCGCCGAGGACATGCTTCCAGAGGGCGTTGAGATGGCCGGTATGGAAGAAATGATCGAGGTCCAAGCTGCGATGTACGATCACAGTGCGAACTTGGCGGAGATCCTTGATGATTCGGTTCTTGGTTCGTTGTCCTCGGACCTTCGTGACAAGATCGAGGATGACAAGGAGTCACGCGAGGACTGGGAAGAGGCGATTGCCAGCGGCTTGAAGTTGCTTGGTGTGAATTACGAGGAGCGCAGTGATCCGTTTCTTGGTGCTAGTGGTGTTCATCATCCGTTGTTGAGTGAGGCTGTTACGCAGTTTCAGGCGCAGGCTTATAAGGAGATGTTGCCAGCGGGTGGTCCTGTAAAGGCGCAGATTCTTGGAACGCCGAACTCGGCACTGGAGGATCAGGCCCAGCGTGTTGAAGATTTCATGAACTATCAGGTTACTGAGATCATGGAGGAGTATGATCCTGACACGGATCAGATGTTGTTTTATTTACCGTTGACGGGGTCCACATTTAAGAAGGTGTATTTTGATCCGGGCAAGCAGCGGGCTGTATCGAAGTTTGTACCTGCGGAGGATTTGATTGTTCCGTATTCAGCGAGTGACTTGAACACAGCCGAGCGGGTAACTCACGTTGTTCGCATGACGGAGAACGAGCTTCGCAAGTTGCAGGTTGCTGGTGTGTACCGGGACGTGGACTTGCAGGCTGGAGATGATGATGATGAAGGACCGATTAGAGAGACTGGTAACGAGTTGCAGGGTATTCGTCCGTCGTATGGCGATGACGTTTTCACTCTTGTTGAGTGTCACACAGAGCTTGATCTGGAGGGGTTTGAAGACATTGGACCCGAGGGTGAGCCTACGGGTGTTAAACTCCCTTACATTGTCACTTTGGATGAAGATTCAGGACAGATTCTCTCGGTGGTGCGAAACTATAGAGAGGCGGATCCACTTCGCAGGAAGCGGCAATACTTCACTCATTTTAAGTTTTTGCCTGGGTTTGGCTTTTATGGCTTTGGCCTGTTACATACTATAGGAGGTTTGTCCCGTGCAGCGACCTCGATCCTTCGTCAACTCATCGATGCGGGGACTCTTTCGAATCTCCCTGCTGGGTTTAAGGCTCGTGGTGTTCGTATTCGTAACGACGATGAGCCGCTTTCTCCTGGCGAGTTCCGTGATATTGATGCTCCCGGTGGTGACCTTCGGAATGCTCTTATGCCCCTTCCATACAAGGAACCTTCTGGGACACTTGCTCAACTACTGGGCGTTATCGTCGATTCAGGAA